TGATTATGGTGATGCAATCCCTATGATGCCGGAGATGCCGCCCCAGCCCGAACCTACACCCACCCCTATATCCGTTGGTGACATTTCAAATATTATGGAGGATTATTCATCATTAAATGTGGATGTCTCAAATGGGGTCAATCTTGTGGTGGAACGTATCGTTCTTGGTAAGGATTATACATTGGGAAGATTGATGTTGGATGGAAAAACATTATGTTATACGTGTGAGGACCTTGATAGGGGGTTTATTTGGGATGGCAAAACACTTTCAAATAAATTTGTTCAAGGAACAGGATTTAAACTTAAAAGTTATAAGGTTCACGGACAAACCGCCATACCAACAGGTAAATATAAAATTCAATTTAGACCATCCGGCAAACGTCCGTTAACACTTATTAAAAGAACAAAAAGTTCCCAACCGGAAAAACCTTGTGTTTGTGACCTGAATAATAGGGCCGGGCAATTTACACTCGCGGGAGGACTTTTTGGATTGGTTTTATTCCACTCCGGAAACTTTCCAGGGGATACCGATGCATGTTTGCTATTGGGAAACCTTACAAAACCAAACATCGCATCATATCCTGATAAAATTGGAAGTGGTTCGGTTATTGGTGATAGCAATTCGGTTACCGAAAAAATTATACAACAAATATTTGATCTTTATAATAAATCAAATCATCGGGTATTTGTTGAATATAAATATGCATCGAATGTAAGGGATTTGCGTAATTTAAGTGCTGAAACCGTAGGAAAACGTACATATAAGGAATATCAAAATAAAAAACAGGATAACAATACATATGTCATTACACAAAAAGGTGGTACATATGATAGTTATATATAAAAAATATAGGATTATGAATATAATAAAATTCAAGGACGTTATAAAACCGGACGATAATGTTTTTAATGATAAATACAAAGGGAAATACTGCTGGTGGGTAAACTGCAAATGGGCGGTTGCCTTCGATGATATGGACCCCGACCTATATGTGGAGGCATCCAGGTTAAATGAAATACCAACCGGTGTTGGGTATCTCGATACGGAGGAATATTCCTCGTTTGTGGATATTATGGCCACCGAGCGTATAAATAACCAAATAAATGTATGTCAAATCATAAATGATAACGTAGGTGAAATCCCATTGGATAACCTTAAACGATTCCGTACGTGGTTGGCCGAGTCACTCATTAAACTTACGGAGGATGTATATGATAACGAAACGGATTCATCCGGATACGATTATGAAACGGATACGATGTTAAAATATTATGCAAATAATATGGAGGACGCCACCATTATGGCCCTAACACATTTTGCCTCCATTCCACGTCCTACGGATGTCAAATCGGCCTGTAAATGTAATCAAACATCGATTAAGATTGGTTTGGCCACACTTGGAACCCAAAATTGTGACCCTATATCACTTTACCGGGACGCCATTTATGGGAAAATGATGGAGGTGTTTAGTAATATCGATTTTTGGACCTCAAAGGTTGAATTTTGTGAATTAATTATAAGATACATTGATGGTATACTTAATGCCGGATTGCCATTAAAATCACGTCTTGATCTGAATAATTTGGATTACTGCGATTGTACCTGTGTTAACGCCGATGATACGGCCTTGCGGTCAATCCTACTCCAATTAAAACAGGCATATCAATATATTATTAATGGCACGGCATATAGTCATAAAAATTTCATATATACCGCCTTACATAATTGGGCTTCCAAGTTATATGAAACAATGTATTGGGTATAAAAAAAAAATTATATTATTATGACTCAAATTGATATTGATAAGATCCAAAATGATATAAAATTATATCAAAATGAGGTGGATGCTTTGGAAAAGGTAAAACAATGTTCGGATGTGGGTGTATTTGCGTGTAAATATATCGACCGGAATATTGCGGCCATTAAACGTCACATATTTGAATTACAAACCAAAATAGACCTCTACGAAGGGGATTAATGAAAACGTTTAAGGAAATATTTGGTGAATATTTGAAGGGTAAAAAGGTCCATTATAAATGTTCCTGTTTATTCCCTATGGATGTTGTTGGTGTCATTGTTGACTACCGGGTGGATTTCAACGAGGTCATATTTATACTCGAATCCAACGGCAAAAAAATTGAAATAGGGGAAAATACCCCGAAAGGTACCATTGAAATTTTGTCATAATTTTAAAGGTTATATATTAATATATAAAAAAAGGTTTCCAAATTTAATTGGAAACCTTTTATTTTGGTTATATTAAAATGATTATTTCGATACATTTATACCCCATGTAACTCCCGGAATAACTTTATAACCGAATGTTTTTACAAACTTTTCAAGTTCCTTAAATTCGGGGGATTCATAAAAGTCCATTTTAAATTTTTTGAATCCATTTTTACGGCTATCATGTTCCATGGATGCAATCCCGACACCGGAAACCGTTATACGAACCGGAACTTTCCACTCACCCAAATAACGGGTATATATATCAACCATTCCATCAACCATCTCCTTATTTTTATTGTATTCCTTCGATGCCGATGGTGAGTCATCTATTGATACATATACATCATTCACCTTTTCAAAATTAGGATTCTGTCCTTCCATTATTTTTTCAACTAAACTTTTCATAATATATATTCATTTTTTTTAATCCAATAATAATCTGCCAATAAATGATTTTAACGACTCGTTTGGTGTTGGTTGTTGTTTCTTTTGTCGTTTTTTCCAGGCCTTGTAGTCATCCTTTGTGGCCGGTTGCCATTCATTTGACTGTTCACTCCAACGTTCATATTTAACACCTTTACCAATCTTTTTCTTTACGGTTCTAAATTTGGTTTTAACCTTCTTTTTACCACCTTGCCCATCATCAACCTCATCCTCACTTTCCTCCTCCTGCGCGGAATCCGGATCGTATAGGTCACTGGTGTCAATATGGTTTTCCTCCGCACTTGCATCAATTGCGGCTTCAAGATCTTCACCGGTTGCATCCGTGGGTATATCATTCATAATATTTTCAATGTCCTCATCGGATTTACCTTGTTTTTTCAAAAGGTCCTTATATGACTGTTTTAATTTTTCATCGTCATCCTTTACTTTTGGTTCCTTTGGTTCCGGTTCTTTGGGGTCTTTTGGTTCCGGTTCTTTAGGGTCTTTTGGTTCCGGTTCTTTGGGGTCTTTTGGTTCCTTTGGATCCTTGGTTTTTTCTCCACCCTGTTTATTTCCTCCCTCCTGACCTTTTTGGGCCTCCGCCTGTTTCTTGGCCTCCTGTTCCTTTTTCTTATCGTCCATAACCTTTTTACGATATTCAGGTTTTTGGATTTCGGCAACCTTATCGTTACAATATTTATCAAAATCCTTCAATGCCTCCGTGGCCTCCTTGTTTTCATCGGCGATTTCCTTGTCAACGTTTTTCTCAATATCACCACGTTTTTTATCGGCGGCCTTGTTGGCGTCATCAAATGCCTTTTTCTTATTATCAAAATCCGCCTTAACGGATTCCTTCTCGGCCTTCAATGCGTCACGTTGGGATTCAAGTGCCTGTTTTTTGGTTGGATCCGTCTCGGTGGCAATTTTATTTTCGATATCATTTAATTCGGATTGTTTCTTACCACCCTGGCCTTCGGGACCACCCCAATCGTCCGTATATGTTTTTAATGCATCATCGTATGGTTTTTTGGCGGATGCCAATTCATCGGTGATGGCCTTTTCCATATCGGTACGTTTTTTCGCCTTACGTGCCTCCATCTTTTCAGGATCGACCATATCCTCAAATTCCTTTTTCTTTTGTTCTTTATTTTCGGAATATGATTTTATTTCCTCCGCGATTTGTTTATCGGTTTCGTGTACCGCGGCGGCGTGATCCTTTGCCTTATCCAACGCGGCCTTGCGTTCCTCCGGAGTTATTTTTGAGGCCTCATCCTCCGCTTTTGTCAATGAACCATCGTCCGCCGCCTGTTTGTATTTGGTGTTTATATTTTCGTTAAATTTATTGAACTTCTCCTCATCAAATTCACCATCGGCATTTTTAAAATATGGATTTTCCTTTAAGGCGGCCTCCTGTGCCTCCTTCGAACGCATATTTCCTTTCTCATCGAATACCGATGATGTCATAAGGTCATATTCGGTTTGTTCCTCATCAGAAAGTTCACCACCTTTGTCAATATTTTTTTGCATAGCGGCAAACATCGATGCCAACGAATCCTGATCATTAAGATCAACGGTTCCTACCTCCTTTGGTTCCTTTGCGGTTCCTGCGGTTTTTTCATCCTCACCTTTACCACTTTCCTTGCCGTTTTCCTTTCCTTTGTCGGAGTCCTTATCAAACATTTTTGAAAAATACATCAATAAAAATATGGATGCCAATCCCAAAAATTCATTTACCGGCCGTGATTCAAATACCGGCATCGAATTATAAGTTTGAATTTTCGAAAAAATCATTTGTGTTGAATTATTTTCTTTTATAATAAATATTTTTATCGTTATTATTAAAGAAAATATGTAAAATTATAATGGCATTAAACTTACCCAAAGTTGAGGATATAACCGAACTTGTCAATCTCACCCAAAAAATGTTACCAAACATATCGGAATTGGTAACATCCTTCAATAAAAGTATAAAGGTGAAGGATGCAATAAACTTTGGAAGAACATTTCCGATTATTGTTACAAGTTTGATGTCGGCCATTGGCTCACTCAAGGATATATGTAATGAAATTGATACCAAAAGTATTTTGGATGTAAACGAATTTGTTAAAAATCTTGCCCTTCGGGACGGACAAGGTAAATTTGTGGTCGATGAAAAAGGAAATATCGCATCCATTATATCACCATTTGTAAGTATTGTGAGCGGTACGATGGAAATGTTGAAGTTGGTTGATTGGAAAACGGTATTTTTGATGCCGGTATATATGAAGAAACTTCAACTTGTTTTCAAGGATATATTCAAGGGGATGGATAAAATTTTGAAGGATAACAAGGAATTTTTATCCACCATAAAAACCGAAAAGGTTATGAATGCCGTTGTTACCGAAATAGTGGGTAATAAACAAAAAACGGAGGAGAAAAAATGGATCGAGCCGGGAACCGGAGGTGCATTCAAGGAACTTGCCATTATTATGTCATCAATGAAGGATATTGCCCAAACGGTAATTGGATTGGGTAAGAAATCAATTGCGGTTAATATCGCCGCAAAATTGGTATATAAAACAATCGATAATTTATTTGATGTCATTAAAAAGGTGGTTGCAACACTTACCGTATTTTCAAATCGTTGGACCAAAAAACAAAAGGAATTTGAGAAAAGTTGGGGTTCATTTAAATCCCTAATTACAAGTATGACGACCACAATGATTGTTATGGGGTTGTTATCAATCGTGGCCATCCCTGCAGCGTTGGTATTTGCAGGATTTGTGTGGGTATTCCGTTTGGTAATTTGGTCGGTTGAAAAATTATGCGGGGCATTAAACGATGAGAAGTTCAACAAAGGCCTTTGGAATGCATTAAAGAGTATGGCATTGATTAGTGTTGTATTCCTTTCATTTACAACCTCGTTATTCCTTATATCGGTTATGAGTTTAACCGTAAAGGAAAACTTCAAGGATATTATGCTTGGACTTGGGGCGGTCATCCTTATAATGGGTATTGTTGTTGGAATATTTTGGCTGATAGGTAAATTCCTTAAACCGGAGGACCTTACAAAACCAATGTTATCGTTATTGATATTATCCGGTGCATTATTATTATTGACAGGGGTATTGTATATACTTGGTGAGATAAATACCAAACATATTGGAAAGGCCTTGTTGGGTCTTGGCGGATTACTTCTTATCACCATTGGTATGTTAATATTATTAAAATTCGTTCAATTTGGTGTAAATGACGTATTGGGCGGATGGGCGGAAATTGCCAAAAATCTTATAACGGTTACCGCCGCCACATTATTACTTGCCGGTGTATTGTGGATTATTAATTGGATGTTTGAGGGTATTTCAATCGGGCAAATCCTTATTGATATGTTAATATTAGGAGGTGTTGTGGCCGCCGTGATATTTATGGAAAAGGCCATTCAGGAGGCCAATATTGATATGGGGACAATATTCTCCATTCTTGCACTTTCCGTTGGTGTATTGGCGATAGCATATGCGATTAAAATTGTAACCGAATCGGTGGATAGTGGTATGGCCCTTGTTGCCGTAGGTTCGTTTGTTGTTACCGCAATGATGTTGGTTGGAATGTTTATCGCCGTGGGAACATTTTGTGCATCCGGGGTAGGCGGGGTGGTAATAGCATTGGCAATTGCCGCATTTATTTCCATTGGAGCGGCGGCGTTAATGTTGGCAACCGCCATAAAAACGATTGTGGAGGCAATTCAAATAATCGTCGAAGTTGCATCCAATAAGGAAAAGGTTACGGAGGCGATGGCAAATATTCCTACATTGATAACATCATTTGTTGATGCAATCCTTTCGGTTCCATTGGCATCCCTCGGAAAGGCCATTGTTAAGGCAAATTTAATTGCGATGACAATAGGTCCTGCGTCCGCGGCATTGGCCCAAATGATTGGTGTCATTAAGGATATGGCCGATGGTAGATTTACATTTACAAGGGATGGCCGGGAGGTTGAGTATAACATTATTGAAATGTTCAATAATGGTATGTTGGATAAAATAGGTGATAATCTTACCACATTAATAACAGGTTTTGCAAATGCCATATCCTCAATCGACTGGCAAACGTGTAAACGTGTCGCCCACCGTGTTGATTTTATGGAGGAATTGGGTGAATGTGTCGGTCCTGTTTATGACCTGATTGATATGGTTAAAAACTTTGCCGAGGGTACCATCGAGGTTAATGGTGAAACCATCAATCTTATTGATTGGGTACACGGAAATCAAGGTATGATTACATATACAATCCAACAACTTATACTTGGCTTTATGGATGCGATGGCAATGGGTATGCAGTTAAGTGAGGCGGAGGATTGGTGGGATGATGTATTTGAGGAGTATATGGATGCCGCGAAGGATGGGCTTGATGAGGTTCCTGATGTTATGGAGGGATTGATGGCCGTGTTGGAAGGTTGTCAAACAATTTGTGATGCATTCAATGAGGGTTCGCTTCGGTCGGAGTTACCTTTACTTTCAACAAATGTGGCCAATATGGTTCTCGGTATATCCGATTGGGTTGGAAAGGTTGATTTTAATAATATTGAAAAGGCCGCCGATATTTCCGGTAAATTGGTCGATATATCAAAGGATTTAAGTAGGGTTGTTGAAAATGTAAGTGATGCCGAGTTCGGTGATGGATTCCCGGAATTTATTGATAATAATACCAAATTTATTGAAAGTATCAATAAGATAGATACAAGTAAGGCAAATGCATTGGCCGGTGTTCTTGATAAACTTACAAAATTCAGCGATACCATCGATGGTAATTTTGATAAACTTGCGGATGCCATAAGCGATAGACTTATAAACGCCCTTGAAAGACTTTCCGGCGCCCTTGAGGATGCGAATGGTGGCAGTGAAGGTTTGGGTGCAAAGATCAGTGCCATGGCCGGTAGGGTTAAATCGGGTATTGGTGGCTTTATCGGCGACGCCGTTGATTTTGTTGCAGGTGGTGAAAGTGATGCCGAGAAAAAGGAACGTAAGGAATATGACGAGGAACAAATGCAGGTATTTAAGGATATTCTTGAGGAACTTTCGGATATTAATAATACACTTATTGCCGATGGCGTTAAGGTTCAATATAAACCAAATGCATAAAAAACGGGGCGTGAGCCCCGTTATTTTTTTAGAACGTCATATTTTGTAAATCGTCATACATCTGTTTACTATTTATATTGTATTTTTTACTATTCACAATCATTTTTTCGGTGGTATTTTGGATGATTTGCGATATACGGGCAATTGATAATCCCTCCTGATCCGCTATCTCCTTTGGTAACATTGGACGTGGAAGGCCAATACCAAATTTTTTCAACAATATTCCCCTATCGCGGGAACAAACACCGTCCAATAACAGGTTCAGGTTTGCCTTGAATGTTTTGTATGATTCCTTTACCTCCGGGATTGTATTACCATCCACTGCATAATCATCATCCTTATCCAACCCGGTCAGGTCCGTAAGTATTTCCGTTTGATATGTATTGGATTCCTGTTTATCCTTATAAATTATCACCTTCGGTTTTCTTACAAGGCGGGAGTTATTATCAATTTCCTGCATTATATGGGCACGAATCCACATAGCCGCAATCGAATTAAATTTTGCGGAGAATACATTCTTATGCACCCAATCAATTAGTTTTTGTTTGTTATACATTCCCTCCTCCGGAAAATCGGCCGCAAACTTTTTACTCAACGCACCATACGATATCAATGTGAATACCTCACCCATTTCATCATATGGAATAAAATCGTCCTTTTCCTTCAGGATTTTTAGAACCTGTTGTTTTAATGTATTGCGGTTAGGGTCATAGTGATCGTATGCTATACATAATCCCACATTGCCCGCGGATATAAGATCCTCCAACGGTACACCCAAACCCACATATTTTTTGGCAATATGTATTACCGATTTTAGGTTCATTTGAATTAGTTTCTCACGATTCTCGGCACAATACTCTATATCATAGTCGTTATTATTTGCCGTGTAGATGTCATTTATTTCCTTGAAATAAATTTGAATAATGTTTTTGTCGGTTGATTCCATTTTACTTTGCCTCCTCCATAGTTACAATCAGGTCGTCGAGGAACTCACTCAATTCGAATTTTTTATTTATAAACTCGGAGTCCGTTTCCTTTTCCTTCCATATTAATTCATTTTTTTCCAATATAAATTTTTTATTTTTTCTTTTTACGGTACATAAACATTTTAATATACCATCCAACGCCTTTTTGATTCCTTCCATCGTTAACGGTGATTTCGTTATATCAATATCCTCCGTGGAATCATTTTTGGCATACTTATTGGTTTCATTTTCGAGGAAATCAAACATCTCCTGTTTGGTTCTCGGCTCCTCCGCCAATTCATATACATCCTTCATATAATCGGCAAATGGTATATCCAATCTTTTTTGTTTGTTATAATAAAATATGTTAATTAATGTTCTCAATCTTCTAATTGCGGCGAAATTGTATAAATTACCTTTTCGACAAAAGTAAAATATTTCCTTCACATCATCCACCGAATACATTTTCGTCATGGACACAAATAACGGAATAACCTTTTCAAATATTTCAATATTTTTTACGGTCATTTCCCGTTTTCTAATATTCTCGGTCCAATCCGCACCCTTTTTGATATCAAACTCACCGGACAAAACCGATTTGTATATACCCAGGCGGTCGTCGGTAATAATATCCAATAACTCATCAATATGTTTGGCATTGATACGTTCACGTTCATCCTTCGCCGCGTGTGTTACCACATTGAAGGCCTGCCAAGCATCACTATTGAGGTTTTCACCGGATTTATCGGTGATGGAATATTGGTATCCATAATCCTGCATCCCACGGATGAGGACCATAAGTTGCTGTACATAATCCCGATAACGATGTTCAAAATTTATTACCTTATATGCTATTGCGTTGATTCTATAACGATTATCCACATCATCATATTCAATAAACTTACTTGCCTTAATAATATTGGACACCAACGTATTATACCGATATTCAAGCGGAGAACGTTGTATTGAGGCGTTTGCCAATTGAACCAGGGCGTGGGCATCCTTTACCTCATTAGGGTCGAGATTAAGGTCAAGTTTACGATATGTATATATATTCCGGGACTCACCTTCGTTGGTATTTTTTGCTATAAATAGATTTATGAACAAATCGTTTGCCCTCAATCTATTGGCGAACTGTTCCACCTCCTGTGGCATCCATAATTCGTCGAAATATATATTAAATTTATATTTATCCAAAATATCCACACCTACGGATAGGTATGTCGAGCACATAAGTACGTGGGTATCCTTGATTGTTTTGTCCACATTTATCTTATTCATAAACTCCTCACCCACGTTTGATTTTTTATAATAGTTTACATTCAGGTCCTCAAACCACGCATATTTGGATTCAAGTATTTCCTTCAACCCGGCCTCGACCTGTTCCTTAAATGCGGTTCCCTTATTTGTCGGAAATAATACACGGCGGCCGTTAACTATATCCTCCGCCATCGCATTACATAGGTAAAACAATTGGTGACCGGGATTATCCGTAATATGTACCCGGAACTCCTTTTGTCTTGTTTCCTCCTTTATAACCTTTAAATGTATAAGATTTTCAAAGAAAATGGTTTCACCAACAGGGGTTCCCGACATTAATATAATCGGTACCTCCGTATTACAAATCATTTCGATTACCTTTGGCATAATAGGCCGGTATTCGGATTGAAATAGAAGGTGGGACTCATCAATAAATATATAATCAAATCCCCACTCCTTGACATCCATAAGATTCAGGCGGGAAAATTTATCTATTGTCATTGCCAACCCCTTGCTGCCATCGAGTTTTACCTTGCGGTTACCATATGAATAATACCAATCATCCACATTTTCCACCTTCGATTTAATCGTCGAGGTGAATGGCATCACCATAATGACCTTTTTTCCATCACGTACGAGGGACTTAACCATTTCGGTTTTACCCACACCAGCCCCGGCCTCAATTAATGTGACCCTCCCCACGTTTTTTAATAAATCCCCTTTAATATCGCCCAAATATTGATCCTTTGTTATATGAAATTCCTTATAAAATTTGGATGATTTGATCGCCGTGGGCGAATCTATCAACTCAACCTTCCCCATCACCGACATCGCATCATCCTCATCTTTTTTTTCCTCCGCGGAATCAACGTCAAGTTTGATTTTGAAACCGTGTTGTGTATTCAAACGGTTTACGGCCCAAACATCTATTGGCTTTTGGTGACGCGAGGCGGTAACACAGTCGGCCTGTATTTCCTTTGTCGGAATATCGTTGGTACAAATCATACGAAGGTATCTTGTACCTGTTTGTAGGCCATAAAGTTTAACCAGCGTATTTGCCAGCCTCCAACGTTCGTGGTGTTTATAGTGGAATTTATTATGGGTATCCACCTCCAATGGCCTGGCCTCCTTAACATTAATCTCTATCTCCTCATCCTTATCCTCCGCAAACCATTCCCAACGTTTGAATAACTCCTTTAAATCCGGATACGTAACCCAATCGATTACCCCATCGTATCCAATATCCTCGATATTATCGAAGTTGACATAAATAAAATCCTCAAAAAAGTTGGAGTTAACCAATATATTTTCATCATAACCAATAAATGCACCTTGCTGTGGCTTAAACATCGCAAGGTCCATCCAATGAATGAGTTGATCCGTATTAAAACCAATTTCATCCTGCAATTTCATACATGCAAGGTATACAAATGAATATTTATGACGGAAATTGGTAAAGAATAATATACGTTTTTGAACCGGGTCGGTTTCATTTTCCGGTATTTGTATTTTTGTATATATGTGTAGGCCTTTCCCGGATGATGATAATGCGATGCCCAAAAACCAATTGAATTTTTTTAATCGTTCAAACAACGCCGACTTCAATCGGTTGGAAATCCCGGCATCCTTGATATCCATATCGATTACCTGAAATCCATTCCATAAATCGAATGCGGCCTTACCAATAGGACGTGCCGTGGTTGATGAACTATATACCACCTTACGGTTTGCCTTCAATATATTTTTATTGGCCGGATTCACCACGGTGTTTATCAAATCCTTTAAATGACATACCTGACCCTCACGCGCCTTAATATTAGGTGCTATCATTATATTACCTTCCATCAAACGGCCCAGGAATTTATCCCTCTCATCCTTCGGACATAGTAATATATTGTCGTTTGAAAATCGTTCCGTAACATAATGCTGCTTCCACGTCAAATTTACCGGAGTATGGTAAACCCTATATGCCTGCAAACTTTGCTCTAACGAAACGTTCATATTATTTTACAAATTTAAACATAATATATTTAGAATTTGAAAAATATTTAATATTTTCCTTAAAAAATTTTTTGCCATTTATTTGAGCCCTACCGCGAGATCTCATCATGGCATTTATAATTTATTATGTTAAGGCGGATCTCCTGTTAAACTCAAGAAAAACCGCCTTAATTTTGAAATTTTATTTTCGATTATTCGTCACTTTCCGGAGTATAATAATTATCCTCATAAAAAACCGTATAGCGGATGTATGTGAACACCGCCGAGCGGATGGTTATGGTATATGTATTTGCGAGGACGTTTGTGACCGTATGTTTTTCAATAAAATCATTTAACTCCGTTTGATTATGTACGGCCGATGTATCATCGAGTTTGAAATCGAAAATTTTTACCTTATCCGCCTGCCACATTGTATTATGCATTTGAATTTAACTTCTCACAATAATCCAAAAATTTGTCACGTATTTTTTTCCATTTGTTTTCATCGTGGAGGCAAAATCTCTCAATGCCTCCGTCGTCGTATCGAATGGTGATGCGGTAGTTTACACCGTTAATATTTTCATCCACCTCAAACTCAATCTTTGAAACCTTACACATTCGAATGTATGAGATTCCGTCCACATATGGTATTTCCAAAAAATTAGGTTCCACATCCATATTTATCCTCCTTTATTTTATTAAAATGAATACTTGCCTGACCAAAATTCCTCCCCGTTACGGTAACGTGCAACCCGAATATATCCGAATTCATCCTGATATTTTGGATTATCCTGATTGATTTCCCCGTAGGTCGAGTAGAAGATGCAGTTGTTGCCGATATGGCTTGTCGCATCGGCCGGAACCGTTACCAATTCCTTATCGCGGGCGTCATACAACGTTACCATATTGCCGTTGCGAACAACCTTTTTAACCCATACCGAGCGGAACTCATCCGTTGGTATAATTTTCATATAAAGATCAACACCTGTTATTTCGCCGAATGTAAATATTGTTTTCATATCCTTAATCCTTTAAATTTAACTTACATATTAATATATAAAAAAGGTCCGAAAAATTTAATTCCCGGACCTTTTTTTTTAATGATGACGATTATTTTTTACGTCCCTTTCTCTTTTTAGGTTTTGCCTCAACGGCCTCAACAGGTTCCTCCGTAGGTTGTTCAACTACATCCGCTGCCTGATCATCAACAGGTTCGGGTTGCTCCTCGATTGATTCGTCGGGGATTATCACCTCCGTAGGTTGTTCAACCACATCCGCTGCCTGATCATCAACAGGTTCGGGTTGTTCGGTTGTTTCCTCCGTTTGTTCCTCAATGGTTTCCTCAACCTTAACAGGTTCATCCTCCGTTACGGTTACAGGTTCCTCCGTAGGAATTTCCTCAACCTCAACAGGTTCATCCTCCGTTACAATTTTTACTTCCGAAAGTGGATCGGGTTGTATTTTACCAAGTACCGTTTCAAAATATTGACGGATGTATTTTTGAAATCCCGGAATTGTACAGGACCTCAATATTTTCCTAAATCCGGCATCCGTTGGTTTTTCAATCAATTGGCGATTTAAAACGGTTGTACCGCAGGCTCTAATTATTTTTGCCTTTAATTCACTAAATGTCATATTAATACATATTTTTTTTAAACCGGATGGTTTCCCACCCGGTTCGTTTGTTACTTGTTAGAATGGAAGGTCGTCGGTTTCACCTCCGGATACAACCGTCGGTTGCATTTCCTCAACAACCTGTTTTGTTTCCTCCGGCGATGCAGGCGCACCTTGTAGTAATGGGTTGTCAATTACCGTTTTTGGATCGATGAATTGTACCGCATTTGCAATGAATTTTGCCACACGTTGACTCAATTCAGGAGACCATTCCTTGTATCCAACCTCCTCAACAATGTCAAGGCAATTTTCACGTAGGTAATCCAACGCCTTTTTGTACAACTCACGCACCTGTGGTACCAATTCCTGTGCGGCGGCCAATTTCTTTGCCTTATCGGCCTCCTTTGCCTTTTCGTATTTTGCCTTCGCATCCATATACGTTTCGATCAACTCAAGTTCATCCTCCGTAAATAATGGGGTATTATCAATCTTACGGATTGGCTCGCTGTCGTCCGCGAATGAACATAATGAGTATGAAATCTCACGTTGTTTACGTTCAGGATGTTTTGGATCGTCAGGTCCTGGTGCAACGTCGATTTCCAATGGTTTACCGAATAGGTAGTCCATAATCGCAACCGGTTTCTTCTTTGATTCAGGCTTTGGATTCATTTTTGCCTCCATAATGTCGTAAACGGCCTTTGGTAATTTCCATACCTTGAATTGACCTACAAGATCAGGTTGGTTTTCATCCTCCAAAATTTGCACCAATACATAGTTTTCATCATTTTGCTGGAAAACCTCCTTGCAGAATGCCTTACGTTCGTCCTCCGGTTTGTTTTTATTGAACCATACCTTTTTCCAGGCCGTGAATATAGGGCAGGAACGGTCGCCGGTTGACAATTTTGAATCGGCCATAAAGAAACCATTTGCATCCGTTAATGCGTATGAGACCTTACGTACAATTGATTGTTCCGTACTGAATGGATTGTAAATAATACGTACCTTTGAGCGGTAGTGTCCATCTTCGGATTTTGAGAACTTAACCGGATTGGTTTTGTAGATGTTTACATTGTAATCCTTTTTCTCCGGTTCCTTGAAAACTGAAAGGTTTTGTGGATCGAAATCCATTAACGAGTTTACGAAATCATCGTTTGCATTTTGATTTTGTGCCATAATGTTAAAAATTTTTTAAAAGTTGATAATATTGTTAATTAAAATTGTTTACTGACTTGGAAATTAAATTCATATAAATAATATGTTTTCAACCTCCTTTTTGTTAATAATTCCGGGGATTTTTTATGATTTTCTTTGTTTATCCCCCTGCCATTGGCCATCATATAGGTTTTCCACCGGGTAGGATTCAAATACCAACGCCTGCGCCATTCTCGCACCGATTTCCACACTCATTGGTATCTCCACCTTTAGAAAACATCCGATATTGTCGGTCTTAAATCCCGCATCAAATTGACCACTACGAATCTCACCGCCGCATCGCACCACCGACGAACGTGATTTTAATTGTAAGGAACAATTTACCGGGATATTGCAACCCTCCATAAATTCAACCTCGTAATATCCGGGTATTAGTGTTATGGAGTATTGTTCAAATTCGGATTCATACCATTCGGTTTTAGGCGTTGATGTCCTGCCATCCGCAGGAATGAAGCCCATTTCACCCATATCGCCTCGATAGTCAATGCGGCCTATACGTTTGAGGCGGAGATCCACCCCTTGTTGCTGGATGGATTTTTCGCCTACGTTGGTGATTATTTGTTTTTCGGTTATTTGTTTTCCTGTTAATTGCATAATATAAAATTTTATTAAAATATACGGTTGTATCAAAAAATTTAATTCAGGCCCTGTAAAGTTGCATATTGTGATACAATACTTTTTTCGGCCAGCCATAATGGCAACTCAACCTTCATCATATTCGCATTCATTGACGTTACGGTCACCCTCGAAAATGGAAGCCAACACTTATATTGTAATGGAATATCCTTGTGGGAATATATTTCCGGTCCGCCAAATGCTATCAATACCGCCTTTGCCGTTTTATTTTTGATCGCCTCCTTTGGTATGGAAAACCATACCATTTTTTGTTTGTTATCCTGTTGTTCCATATTGTTTAATTGTTTGTTATTACTTTTGATAAGGTACCGGATCCTTGATATGGTTATGTTCGAATGCCTCCAAACGTTCCGTGCAGGATCCACATTTACCACAACTTTCACCTTTTTCGTTGGGATTATAGCAGGTGTGGGTATTACCCAATACGAAGTTGATTTCATCCTCCGTAAAGTTCAATTGTTTCATTGCCTCCAATCCAAATCCAAGAACCTCACCTTTATCCACATTTACAAACGGCGCCATATAGGATACACGTTCCGATTCCCAGTTTGAAATCTTAAACAAATGTTCGGCCGCCTGTTGTGATTGTGGTGTACAATCCGGATAGATGGCGTGGTCGCCTGCGTGGATGCCAAGTGAAATTACCACATTCGAATCAGTATGTTTTGCCCAACTTAATGCCTTACCGAATATAATCGAACTAAAGATTACGTTACGATTTTCAACCACGGTGGACTTCATATTTTCATCCGCATAATGGCCTTCCGGGATATCACCCCCATCACCGCATAATGAACTTGAACTTTCGTTGAATACCGACGTTAGGTCAATAATGTGATGTTCGACCTTGAAACCTTTTTCCTGAAGAAATTTGATGTTTTTTACAACCTTCTCCAATTCGATGGAATGTTTTTGTCCATACTTAAATGAATAGGCCTTGACCTCCGCACCTTTCGCCAAATAGGTCATCAAAAGACACGTGGAATCCAACCCACCACTTAAACTTAAAACTACCTTTTTTTCCATATTATTTAATATTTATTTTTTCATTCCAATTTTTATGCCAACAATTGTCCATAATATTATCCAACAGGTTAGGACCAATGCCACCGGAGCCCATATTGGTGCCAATACCCACCACCAACTCCAACCGATAAATCCGGTTAATTTTAATACTATAAATACAATTGTAAGTAATCCACAAAATGAGATTCCGCCTGTTGTTGTTTTTTCCGTTGTTTCCTTTTCCATATTATTTTTCATTATATAATTTTTCCATTTATTGAAAATGCGTTAATTAATCTTGTTGAAAATTGTAGCATCCGGTTGATAAATTCAAGTCGTTCCTCCACACTACCGTGTACCGTAAGACCCGGAATTTCCGGATTATCCTGTAATGATTTTAGAATGTTTGTATCGATTTCCTTACGGAAGTCCTCATCCGTGGAACGGACGCCATCATCCTCAATCCTAAATTCTATTGGGAAATAAAAGTATATCGCCGGATATGCCTTGATGAATGTTTTGAATATACGTTGTTCACGGTTCCATTCCTTTTCACTCAAACGGCCGTGTTCAAATAACCACTTACTATATGCCATCACATCCGTTAGACCACGGTCGCTGATATAATTCTTTCGGGATAATAGGTCGTAATATACATCAAAAATTGCCGCCTGTGATTCGTCATCGCCCATTTCATTTATTTTTACCCCATTTTTTGCCAACGTTCTACATACATTCGTTATAATAGGTTGCTTGCCTTGAAAGTGATTTAGAATCGTTGTTTTCCCGGTTCCTTGTGCCCCTGTAAATATTATTCTCATAACAATTTGAATTTCATTACGTTATTTATAATTAAACCTTGTTGTTCGTCCGTTAATTTATTATATAGGAAATCATCAATGATAATTTCCGGTTTTTTGGTCTCCTTGAATAACTTTATACCTTCCATCGCCAACTTGACCGGATAACCGGTATCCATCGTGGCATTGCCCCATTTGTAAAAAACCTTTTCGAGCGGACAATGTGATCCAAGAAAATGAACCTTTGGAAATTCATTTATTATATCCATATGATTGCGGACGAATTGTACCCTGCCCATGGCATATAATATATCCTCCGATATTTCCGGATATTTTGACTTGAAAACCTTTATAATATCGAAGTCGTGTTCCATTTTGGTGTAGAACTTTAGATGGAATGGAATACCCAAGTATTCAATACCAATTTCCTTGTATTTTAGGATACATTCCACCAAATCCTCCTCCGAATTGCCTTGTGCCACCGCAAGTGGTCGTTCGAGGCCTCGCGTTGAATATTTTTTTAAATATTCGATGGATCTTTCCAACGTGACATCCTTATCCATTAATTTATCCGGAAGAATATAATAGTCCGGTTTGACAATACCAATCATTTCGGCATACCACTTTGGATTAAATTCCTCACCTTTTACAAAATATTCGTATGCACTATTATCCATTATCATCAAACGATCCGGCCATTCCCGGCGTTGACGTAATACCCAATTGAGGTATTTTTCATTATCCATTAAATGTAGGAGGACAAAATCATAGTCATTTAATGCCGTTCCTATATTTAACATACATAATGGTAACTCACTATTTATTTGCATATATTGAATTTTTATGGATTAATATATTGTGAAACCGGAAAAAATTTAATTAAACTTATTGATTTTTATTGTGGTTTCCCTACTGAATTTTTTAGTCATTTCCATTTTGGCCTCAATCTCGCCATCGAGGTATGTATTGTTTAGGTCGGTATGGGAAATGAGGAATATTGTTTGATCCTTATGTAAGGATGAACGCAACACCTCACAAACCATATCACGTAGGTCACTATGCATATTGGAAATTAACTCATCCAAAAACATTATATTAAAATTTACATTATGCATAATAACACTCAACACACCCAACATCGCGGTCATATCCACCGTTTTTAATTGACCGGTCGAAAGTGAACTCACCGGTATTGGCCGGTCGACTCCAAAGATTATCAACTCGCTTTTGAAGTCGTTTGAAAACTTCAATTCGTAAGGTTGGTGCAATTGCGACATATACCGCGCAATGTTTTGATTTAGGATAGGAATGAAGTTCGATAGGGTATTCGTCCTCATGTTTGTTGTAAACAAATCGAATAATTGATTCCATTCCTCCGTATCCTTTTCCGCAAGTAGGAGTTTATCCTGTAAATCCTTTATATCGCCATTTAACTTATCTATCTCGGACGTATTGATTTTTGTGCGTTTTGATTGATCCAAAAGACGATTATATAACGAACTCAATTCCACTATCTTACTGCCATACTCGGTATCAATTTTACTCCACTTGGTTTGTTGGTCCGTGATTCTGCCGGAAACCGTTTGGTATTTTTCATTTACCTCCTTATATTGTTCACCCAACATTTCCTTTTCCTTTTCCTTTATAGGCAACTGTGATTGGTCTATCGGGGCACCGCAGGTAGGACATATGCCTTGTTTGATGAAATCAATTTCCTTTTTCTTATTCAGACCCAACGTCTTAATTTCCGACAATTTTGATTGGAGTTCCCGGAGTATTTTATTTTGTTCGGTTTGGAATTTAATGAATTTTTCCTTCGCCTGTTTTTGCAATGATATTTGGGATTTCATATCGGCAAAGGTTTTATCCATATCACCCTCAATTTTGGTTTTATTGGACATCTCAATAATCTTATTGATTTGCATTTGGATGTTATTAATGGATTGTTTTATTTCCCCCTCCAATTCAATCGATTCATTCCGGAGATCCTTTGTGGCGTCCGCATATTGGGTTATAATATAAAAACCAAATACCTGGTCGAGGAACTTTTTGGTATCCGCCGCGTTTAATGTGGTGATTGACTTGAAGTTATTAAAACTTACTATACACAACAATTCCAACGTCATCCGGGAAATATCGTAGTAATCACTTTCGAGTTGGCCTTGCGCATCACGTTTGTTGGTGAATATTAATTCCTCACCATCCACGGTTACATATAATGACGCCTGACCTTGAAGTCGAAACTCACGTTTGATATATATGTCCCGGCCGGCGCTTTCACACCATACCTCTATAAATCCTTTTTTTAAGCCCCACGAGACAAGGGCGGCGTTATTCTTACCTTTAACATCACCGAATAATCCATACATTATCGCCTCGCCAATGGTTGTTTTTCCGGCACCTACATCACCGGAAATTCTCCACAAACCTTTCACATCATCGAAATCGATTTCCGTTCTTTTATAAAAGGACTTGAAACCATCGATGGCTATTTTCTTAACCTTCATAAATTTTAGTTGAAATTTCCTTGATTTTATTCATTGTACTTTCGGAACCTATCTCATCATATTCCAATTCAAAGTCAATACGTTTGTCGTATTTGAGGTTGGTGGACGTATCGAGGTTCCCCTTATCCTTGTGCGGGCGCTTTAGATTGATGATTATGCCGCCACGTTTTTTGATGAAATCCACCTCCGACGTAAACTTCACGTCCGAGTAAATTTTCCATACAACCTCATCGCCGGTATAAAATTCCTCCATTTCGGATTCAAATACATTCATCGATTTTATCCATACGTTGGCGCCGAAAAAATATTTCATCACATAGTTGCCGTAATATGATATCAACTCACGCAACGAAAACCACACATCGTCCTTGATTTTATGGGGGGATGCCTCACAATCCACCTCGTTACATCGTTTTTCGAAATATTCGGTGGCATTCCACCTTTCCTCCGGAACCGTGTCGGTATATTCATATGTTTTCAGGTTTATAAACATATTATCCTTCTTCCAATCATCATAACAATCCTCCATTGGTATTCCAAATATCATATGAATTAATGTTATTGGCGTGTCGGAGAATGTTTCAATATAAACGTTATGGAAACTGCCGCAATCCTTGCCGGTGTGGATACAATCAACCACATTACCATAAACCTCATCCACATTGCCACCGGTTTTTAAGGTGTCGAGAATGGATGCAATCAACAATGCGATCGAGGATTTCCCCGACCCACGATGACCTCGTATTCCTATATACTTATACATAAAATTATTAAATTTTTGTTATTTATATAAAAATAAATTTATGGTAATGATTTTTAATTATTTACGATTATATTTTACCATCAATCTTATCCAAATTGCCTATAAAATTCCGTGAGGCGATATAATCACATAAATGGACGAATTTTTGTATTGCCGATTCCGGTTTTTTCAATACCTGCCCGGCACCGGGAAACTTTGGCTTGTTCCATTGACCCATATGTGTTTCCACACATTGACATATTGTTTGACAATGTTTTTTCAATTCATCGCTTGCGTTGGGCCACGTCTGCACAAATCCATAGAATTTGTGGCTTGCAAATAATGGGTGGTCGTGAACCGAGTATGTTTTACCTTGTTCGTATTCGGTTACCATATCACCCAACTTCCACGTATCGTGGATTAAACAGGCAGCATATATGTCGTCCTCATAAGGTTTCAATGTCGACCACATTTCCAACTGCAACAACGCAATCGCCACCTGTGTTACCATACGCGAATGTCTTACCAGGCCACCCTCACCGGAGTCCTGATCCGGATGGTATTTACCTGTCGACGATGCAGGCATAGTCCAAAAATATTCGGGCACGCAATTCTCGAAATAACCGATAATGGCGTTCCGTAATTCGGTGTTTTTGATTTGTACCAATTCCAATCTAAAAACGTTACTTTTATCCATTCTTTTGTTGTTTATTTGTTAAATTCCAAATTGTTTTATATGTTTTATTTTTCCAAAAATTATCAATCTCATCCGGCCATCTTTCCTCCAACTGCGCCAATGAAAATAAACAGGAATCAATAAATTGTTTTGTATTATCCGACATTTTTGCAACCGGCTGTTTTGTTTTTGACCACCACTCATATTCCTTTGAAAATGAAAACTTTCCACCCATATATGCTCTCCCGGCACCTATATAATCGCATAACATTTCCAACGCATATTTATATGGCATATCCACACACGTGATCCCCTTTTCGAAATTATCGCACCAAAATTCATAGTGATGTTTATTTCTACCGCGATGGTGGAACCAGGCATTGGAGTAACCTTTTGCCTTCTTACATTTATCTATGGGCGATATGTGACCATCATACCAGCGGACGGATTCAAAAAATTCCACCGGGTGGAACTTTGATAGGTCGTGGGTAATCCCCTGTAAATATAATCCGGCCTTGAAACAATATTTGCCCACATAATACTTATGTTTGAGTATTGTTCCCAGGTGGCCGAAAAAATTTCGTATGTATTGTATTATCATCATATTATTCCATATAATTCCAAAACACGTTCAACCGTTTCCCAATCGACATATCCACGTCCGGTTTCATCGAATTTTAATGGTACACCCAATGCGGCATCGTCGATATAAAGATTTGCATATACCTTTTTTGAATTGGTCCACCCATATTGTGATGGATTTCCATTCACCGCATATAATTCCACACCATTATTCCTAAACCATTCGATCGCCTCGTTTAAGGTGTCACGGGTTTTTGGTATAGGCGTAAGGCCTTGTTGTTTAAGGTTAGGTGAATCCTGACCGTTTTTTGGATGGGAACGCATAGTCAATAATATTAATTTATGACCTCGTTCCACAATACGTTTTAATATAGGAACCGCACCGATATCCTTTCCTATTTCCGGATATGCGTGTGTTACGCACGTCCCATCAAAATCAACCGCTATATACATTTATTTATCCTCCAATTTTAATTCAATATTAAATTCCTTCGCAAGATCCCGGATATATGCGCACATTTCATAATCCTCCTGACCAATAAAATATAACGTGGACATGGAAAAACAATGTGTAAACTCCTCCTTGCGAAAGTATAATTTTATTCTTATATCATCAAATTCAAAAATAACATATGGGAAATTATCCGCATTTTGGTGGGTAATCCAATACCGGAAACATTTAAAATAATTATCCCAAATCATCCACGTATTCTCCCCCAGCCATTCATTGTGAATGTCAAGGTTGAATGCACAATCGAATACGTATGTTATTGGTGTATATTTATCCTTGTTTTTCATTATTCCACCCACCAAATAATTCTAATATCATCAGGTTCATAAATGCCGTTAATTGCGGCCAACGTATATGCGGATGCCAATAAACTCCGCCATAATCCATATCGATATAGTGGAAAATCGGTAATATCATCCATCGTCATATAATAACCATCATCCGCCGGTTTTCCAATGGCCTCGCGGACCATTTGAATTAGTTTGTTTTCGTTGGCGTAGGTATCAATCGAATCAGTCAATTCATTTAATAAACCATCGCCAATTTTTTGTAGTTCGGAAATGGTTATATATGAATATGCATATATACCGTCAAATATCCCCTTACAACCATTTTCCATCCCACGGAGTTTATTGATTGCCTTTATTAATGGCTTGCCGACAATTTTTCCCGGTACCTTTTGGTATGCGGCCATACAGGTGTTTCTCAATCCGGTTACCCATTTAGGCGGATTGACACTTGGATACATAAACTCAAGTTGGGAAATTATGGGTGAATCCTCCGGGAATGCCTTTAAATTGGCGGTATGTTCCCTCAATATTTCATATATGGTACCTCCACATTCAAGGATCCAATTATTATCGTATGGGTTTTCCTTGAATGAAAGGGGAACGGCCGGTTGCCATTCCCCATTCTTTTTAACCTCCACAACGTAATTTACAGTAGTTGACATGTCATTTTTTGATTTGAAATAATATATATAATTTTTACCGAAAATTTAACGATTAATAATCGTCATCATCGTTATTCATATCGTGACCGGATCCATTATTATATATATCCTGAACAAGACGTTCATTACATACCCAATCCTTAATATAACCATCCTTGTCAACCGTTATATAAAGATAATCCCCATAACCTTGATCATCAATACTCAATATGCCTGGTACATATGATTTCGATTCGAATATGACGTTATTATCCACGTCGAGGATGGTGTAAAGGCCACAGTCACAAGGTTTGTAATATACGTTTGCGGCCAATCCATTCCAGTCGAGGATTCTGCCCTCCTCCAAATCAATTTTCCAATGGATAAAACCTTTGGCGTATTTGTCACAAAAATGAGGTTTTTCGGCCACATCGTTGATATCCACCTTGCCGGAAATTCTTGCCTTTTCAAATTCCTCCGGTTCCTGTTCCAATTCACCTGTTTCAGGATTCTCGACATCGGTATCCTCCCAATAACGGGGATCAAATTCGGCGATGAGATATTTGACATCATACACCGGTTTTTGTTTCATTCTTAATCCTATCTTCATAATATAAATTTTTTATTTGATTTAATATATAAAAAAATTACCAAAAATTTAATTAGGGTTTTGGACCGGTTATTCCTTATATATAACCATTGCGGTATATACGATTCCGGTTGGAACCATATTTGTCACCTCCGATGTATATTTAATATCAACCAATTCGGATTGTTCCGTTAGACCGCCCAAAAAATTATTAATCGTATTTTCCAAATCACCAATATATGATGTTTTGAATGTTTTTACCTTTGTTGCCATAATATTATATATTTTTTTATTCGTTACTTTTATATAATGAAAGGTACAATATTACCTAAAATTAGGCCAATGATATAGAATGAAATTGATACCACCTCAATCCAATATAGTCGATTCTCCTTATTAAACAGGGGATGTTCCTCATGGTTGCGATTTTGGGTAATGATGAAAATAAGTCCTAATATCAATGCAAGCAACCCAACCATCCACCACAAACCATACATAACACCTAAACTTATATTACCAATGGCTATTGCCGAAATGGCCGATACCATATGGGGGATAAAATATATATTACCTCCATTTACGCTTGGGTTCATTGTCATTACTCCAAATAAAAATCCTACCACGGCACTCCACCAGCATTGCCCTATAATAAGGATACTAAAAATCGCCCCCCACATAAACATTTGAAATAACCATCGGGGATTTACATAGTAGTATGTAATTGATATTGACCGTGTTACACCAAAAAGCCACCACGCGGCCACAAGGTATGTGACGAAAATGGCGATACCATATATACATCCAATTACCCCGGCAGTAAGGTTATAAACCGGGAACATAATGGCGCTACCGCAACAAACCGCCCCTAATATTGTCCCAAAAATTATACCAAGTAAAATTTTCCATTTGGCGTCCCAAATTTTTTTGAGGATTGCCTTAATCCTATCAATACATTGTTTTCCCATATTATATATTTTTATTCATTGATTATTTGTGTATCGATTGGTTCCTTTAGTTTTTTAACGCCGTCCATATCCGGGAATTTTGCCCCGGCCGAGCGCATTGCCTCACAAAGAAAACTACCAAAACAACTTACAAACACCTCATCATCATTAAGATCGAAACGTCCCATCACTATCAATATGAGGTGGGTAAGTTCGTGGTAAAATGTGTTTACCTTCGAATCGTGACATTGTGCCACCGGTACCCCGCCGCTTTTATAGTTTTTACTAATTGTCAAAAGGCCTTCACCCATATAGGCGTTACCCATATCGGTTTCACTATTATCACTATAATTGACCTCCTTTACATTAATGGTTTGCCCACCTATCTTTACCTGTTTTGGATATTCGTTCATAATCTTATCGTTATAAATGTATTTATGGTATGTTTATATTGTGTTTATAGTGTTACCTGCATTTGCCGGCCTCCCATGTTGGGTCTTTTTTCCCGACCACCAATTCTTCAGGTCGTTAAAATTTTCTATCAACTCAATTTGTCGCCAAAGATAATCGGCCAATATGAAATCCGGCATTTCAGTGAAAGTGTCCATACAATACCGATTTATAATTGTCGACAATTCTTGTATGAACGAGTCCCTATTTTTAATAAATTCCTTTGTCATAGTGATTTATAAATATTTATAAATTTTTTAAATCTTTTAAATACTCACATAAGTCAACACCCTTGCCACAGTTTACGGGAATTTGTTTCGACTTGTCACCCCATAATTGGCATATATGGATGAACTTGGCTTGTTCCAAAACTTTCCGTGGTATGTAGCATTTTTTATTGTTGACAATTCCTTCAATATGCTTTCCACACCATTTTTTGAAGTCTTCGAACGTCGGAGTATATGTACTTTCCCAATATACAGACCAGCTACGGTTCGCTGGTGTTCCATCATTTTCGTAGTAAATTATGTCTGATACAAATAAGACCAGCGTATGCTGTAGGTGTATGTTCTTGCCGGACCAGTTCAACATAATCGTGGTGTTCGGGTCGCTATCGTCATTTATCGTAGTGACTGGCAACGACATCAATTCGTCGTAAAGTTCCTCAAGAACATCCTCGGCAGTCTTTTCCTTGCTGTTCTTGGCATAAATCTCTTCTAATTGTTCCCTAACATTCATTTTTAATTCCTTTTAATGTTAAAATTTTAACCTCATCATCCTCCGGTGACAATTCAAATGTCAACGTCATATAATTTGAAATCATTAGTCTATCATTAAATAATCCTTAACCAATTGTTCGTTCTCTTTTAGGAACAGGTCACGTTGATTCCTTGTATAAAAAGCAAGGAGATGATATGTGTTTTGTAATGAATCAATAGTTAATTTATTGTTATATTTAAAAATACAATGTTTTATTATAGTTTCATCTTCCCAATCCCCGTCAGTGATGGCACCACCAAACCTTTCATCATTAGCCATAATTTGGCTGATTTGGGCCATTGCCAATGCCGATTTGGCATATTTTTCGGTGGCAAATACATCCTTACTGGTAACACGGTTGTGGGTTGGTAGGGGATCAACTTTATCATTATTTAAATAGTATCCCATCATTTCATATGTACCATCATAGTCGCTGAATTTGGATTTTTTAACCGGTTTTAACTTAATGCACTCAAACGTGCTGTTTTCCCGGTCTATCTCATATCCGGCCGGCACTTCTATATGTATCTCCTGGTTTATTGGATTTGTATTTTTATCTAAAATTATTTCCACCGGTTCCATAATTATTCAAATTTAGTTTTTAATTTCAAATATAGTTTATATTCATTTTCAATTTCCTCAAGTTCCTTACCTTCGAGTTTGCCATCGATATCGTTTTCCTCAACGTAATCACCATCATAATCCTCGTACCATATTGGCTCGTTGGGATATTTCGAGATTTTTGTAACCTTTATATACCCGGTTGTACCATCCAATCGTGTGAATGTTAGGAAATCACCGACATTGTATTTTGATTTTTTTTCCTCGCCTATTTTATACATAATTCTATAATGGTTTTGTTAAATTATATTTTTCATATACATCATTAAGTGGTATGGATTTGACATCCTTATAAAATTGCTGCAATTTATCCCGGTCCATATCAACAAGTGTTTTTAATATATTAAAGGAAAAATCAAAATTTAATTCCTGTAACGAAATTATAACGTTTGCAACCTTTATTATAAGTTTATCCCGCTCATTCATAATATCCTTATTGTTTTATGTTAAAATTTATTCCTCATTGCAATTCTTGAGGGGATCACAACCTCAATATTACATTTATTGCAACATCTCTTTTTCTCACCCACACCCAACATTTCCTCCTCCCTGGACCAGCATCCCCACGTTGAATTGCCATAGTTGGTATATTTACTGCCACAAAAGCAACATTTTCCTTCTTTTTCCATATAAATAATCCATTAAAAATAATCCATTAAAAATAATCATATTCCTCCGCCTCCGTTTTCGTTTTGAAAAAGTGAATGCCTGTACCGCATTCCTTTAATGATTTAATATGGGCAATATGGGCCAAAAATTTAATATACGTTTGTTTATTTTTCTACCACCAAAGATGCTCGAAGTTTTCGAAAAACAATTTCTTACCCTCCTCCATTTTTGACAACAGTTCCGGATTAGGCAAATACATAGGACATATGTCGTAGTTTTCCATCCAAAATATCATCTTACCCAATATTTCATCCCATTCTTCCCCTGTGTAGTTTGTCGGATGGCCTATGGTACATTCCCGGAACATTTTAAGGCGGGGGAGTATGAATCTGATAATGGTGCGGTCAAGGCTCCATGTCTCGCTTTGGTCGAACCCATGTTTGAGACGGTCATTCTTGGATTGTTCCCAAGCAGCATTCTTTGGGTCGATTAGTGAAAAACATACATTCCGTATGCCATATGGGTCTATTCCCTCCGTATTTACCAGTGAACACCACTTGTTACGGGCGTCATTTCTTAATTTTTCTATTTCATCCCGGTCAATGCACGTATATGTGATTATTTCAGGTTCAGGGTCGCCATCAAAATATTTTGCAACCTCAATATAACTGCCCTCTTTTGGTAACCCATCCTTAAAATATTTCCACTGACTTTGATTTTTCATAGGTTTATGTTAAATATTTGTCCTAATAAATTCACCTTTTCGGCAGGTACATTGTGGATACTTTTACCCCCGTGGCGGTTTTCAACCACGATGGAAAACCATCGGTACCCATATTTTTTCGCCATATTGATATACTCCTCGAAGTGTTGTTCACGTACGTTTGTATTGGCGACAATAACAAGCGGCGCATCCTTTTTCATAAGGTTTTCACACTTTTCCCGGCATAATGAATGAACCGTGGCAAGTTTTGCCGGGTCGAATTTATATTCACCATCGACCATAAAGTAATCGTCCGCGGTACAAACGATATCCGCATTGCCCCCGGAAATAAGTTCCGCGAAGGTACTTTTTCCTGCCCCGGGCAGGCCTCGTAATATGATTAAATTTTTATTCATTGGTTTCCATTGATTTTAATGTTTCGTAATATTTTTCCTGCGCCTCCTCATCTGTATTAAAGTGTGATATCAATTTATCACCATTCAAAAAGTAAACTACAATATATGGTTTCAGGTATATTTCCCCGTCGATTATAATATGTGTATCCCAATCAATATGGCCGATTTCAAACAACTGTTTGATGGTATACGGACATATACGTTCCAATTCGCTATTATAAACGGTATATCCATCCTCCTCATAAACCTTGTCCTTGCTTACCTTTTCGGTACCAAATAGGCCACGATAGTGGATACGGTCACCTTTTTTATAGATACGTTTAATTCCGCTGGGTTCCATTGGTTGGTATTCAACGTGTGACAACGCTTGAAACCCATATTTTCCACCATCATAAGTAATCTCGCTAATCATAATTCATTATTTTTTATTATTTTTTTCATTACAATATTCCTCGGCCTCCTGTTTTGTGGCGAACATTCTACTTCCATGTTCCTCGTCATCATACCACAGTGCACCTGTTCCTATACCGGTTGCAACAAGCATATAGCATTCCGTATATGAATCCTTATTAATTTCAACACGTACCTGTCCAATTTTTGAATGACACGCGATTTTGTATTGGTTATACCTCGTGTCTTTAAACACCTTACCTTGACGACAGTCCCAATCCGGGCATTCATATTTTTTACCTTTTATGTCCACATACCCGGTGCCACCGCAGATCGGGCAATCCTCCCAAATATCCTCCGTCGATGGTTGAACCACATAAACCATTTGCCCAAGATTAAATTTTGTTTTTATTTCCATATCAATATCCTTTTAATTTAATTTACAATTTAATATATAAAAACCCGGTCAAAAATTTAACATCCCGGCCGGTTTTTTATCCCCACCACGCATTATTTGGATCGCCTCCTTATATGCGGCATCCTTCGATCTGAAACAAAGGTTGATACCGTCAAGTATATCCGCAAGTTTTTGAATATTGGTCTTGCCGCATCCAAATATTGTTTTTGAATTTGCGGCGTATTCAATTACCAACATTAACATTTCCGGGCCAATATGACATACCTTGCACCAATAGTAAAGGAATGTTTTAAAGTCCTCCATTTCATCCACCGGCGGTGGGGTAATATGGTAATCCATAATAATTTCCATATCATATTTTGCCATAATATCGGATTTATCCATATCGTCGAGGTATTCCATAATTTGATCCTCGACCGTGATTGTTATGGACAGGCATTGTCCATTTAAAACAACCTCATCGGTATATTCCTCAAAATCAGGAAACACGATTTCAATACCAACCGTTGCAGGATCGCCGTGTACCGGGAGATATTCGAATGTAATATTTTTTTTCATTTTTTGCCGATTTTGGATAATATATAAAAATAAAATCGGATATTTAATTTAAACATCCGATTTTTTCGCATTTTTCTTCGATTTAACAAGAGATCTTGCAAAAATAATATAATTATATATCTTTTTTGAGATCTCGCCTTAAAACCGCCTTAAAATGAAAAATTAAAATGGCGACTTTTTGGTAATTTTACCTGACGGCAATTCGTAAAAGATTTTCCCATCGTTTGAATAAACATTTGGTACACCTTTTTGACGTGATTCGTTTTGGGCCTTTTTGACGGCCTTATTGCCGATCGCCACAATTTCGCATCCTTCGAAAAATAGTTTTAGTTCGTTCATACCAACATTATTTTTACCAATTTGGAGGTCTCCGGATCCTTCAACAATTTTATTGTTACGGGCTTTCCGTGGGAGCCTATAACGGGGATGGCCACCTCCACACCATCCCCGGCCTCCTTTTGAATATCATATTCCAATTGAGATAAAACATCAATTAGTTTCGATAAATTCATTTCCATTATAATAAAAATATTTTTGGTTTAAATGAAATTTTCACGTTCCAACACGGCCAGCATACGTTCGAGTTCCTCGTCCTCCGTTTTTGAAATGTTGGATAACAATGAGAACAATCTTGTCGTGGCGATTGTCTTAATTTGTGACGAATCCTCCGTTTGTTCACGTCGTGCCTCCAGGGCGGTGAGGATGTAGTTACAGTAATCCTTTACGTCACCCAATTCATTATACAATTCACACAACCTGCCGCATTGTTTATCAACAATTTGCATACATTTTGTGATGGCCGCACGTTTTGCACGTTCGTAGGCGATATCACATCCCTTGTCGAAATCGAAATTGTCATCATCGTGAACCTCCGCACGTCCGATTTCCGTACCACTAAACCATTGGTAGTGGGAATCCAATGACCACGCCAATTTACAAATAATTACCTTTCCTTTTGTTGGCTTATCACCACCTTGTGGGATTGCCTTTCCATCGAGAAATATTTGTCTCCCGTCGATGTAAAAATTTTTACAACCTTTCATAATATTCAAATTTTATTAGTATATAATTAATCCTCAATTTTATACATAACCTCCGGATGTAAACGTCCCATATGCGGTAGGGAACGTATGGTATTAAATTCAATCCATTCGACCGCCTCATTATACGTCATACCTCCGTGTTCGATGTTTGCCTTGACCAATCGGTCATAGTCGTAGATTAGTTTACCTTCGTTATTAACCCCAACGATGGCCTCATCCAAATATGAGGGCTCCAATATTACGGCCCCCCCATCGCATTTATTAAGTATCTCCTCGCGTTCCATAATATATAATTTATTTAATACAATCCCTTATTATTCTTTCGTACTGCAGTTCGTCATATTCCTTGAAGTTATCCCACGGTACCAATTCATTTTCCAAATATTTAATACAATATTCGCCATTATAATCGTAGTACCTGTCGCCGATTTTGGTTATAAAGTGACCATTATATAATTCGTAATATATTTCACCCCCAAACCTTTCCTTTAATATTACCGCGAACCAATAACAGTTACCGCTCGTCCAATTGTTATCGCCGAACCGGGAAATGAATTGTTTTATATCAACAGGCGATATTCCTAATTTTTCCATACAATTTTGTATATAATTCATACACCTTACCTGATACACATATTGGAAATCCAATAATAAATGCAATCGTAAAAAACAGTTCGAAAAATTCCATAATATTTAATTTTATTTTTGTTTATATGCCTCGTTTACATATACAACCGTCCACTTGCCATCGGTTAGTTTTGTGAGGTGTACATACACTTCGTTGACCCTTCCCACCGCATACATGACCGGTGACGTTATCGTTTGGTTCTCAATCGGAATCACAATTATATCATTAAAATATACCAAATTATTTTCAACCTTAAAACTGTTACGTAATGATGAACGTATGGGATCATTCGGTAAATTTGCAATCTCCTTAATAATATCATACGTATCGTCGTCAACATATATGTATACCGGTTTAAGATGGAAATGAAGGGCGGTGGTCTCCTCCGCCTTCATTAATCCTGCAATGGTATATTTTGCCTCAACACTAATTTTATTTTGTGTCTCCATATTATTCGTTATATTTGATCAAAAATTCCGGTGAAACCGCCTTGAATGATAGTGTACCATTGGTACTTCTAAATACAATACCTTCACGTTTGGTATTCGGATTTAATTTGGAAGGTCCATTTGCCGCCCTTAATATACCATCAACACCCAATTCCATTAATTGATCACCTGAAATTTCACCAAGTATTGGTACCCACGGAATGTTTTGTTCCGCCATTAATTCCGCCGAATATCCACTACCCAAACGTTTCTTTGGTGTAATCAAATTAAACCCACGAAATTCATAGTCGGTAAACTTATACTTATTGCCTTGAATGCCAGGACCAAGACATTCACCTTGAAGGCAAATCCATTCGTTATCGCCAATAATATTTTTTAATGCCTCCTCAATGTGGTATTTTTCCGCACATTTCCAATATGAGGTATTTTTATTATTGGTCTTAAAGTTACGCGAACAAACAACAAACTCATATTTGGTACCAAACAACCCCTTATGTTTTCTCAATAGGAATGTGCCCGATTGGCCGTCAACCTTCTCGGTCATGGTCCAAATCGCGGACAATGCCGGTTTGTTAGGACAGTTTTGGATACGTTCCTCGTCGGTTTTTGATACCTCCTCCGGGAATCGTTCGCGGGTAACCACGTTGCCGAATAGTTTGGCATTAAGGTTACGGAACCATTTGTATCTCATCAAAGGATTTTTTGATTTAACCGGTTCATCCTTTTCGATATCCATGGTTTTCTCGTATTGGGTGATACCTAATTGTTCCGTTACGTCGTCGCCCACCTTTCCACCGGTTACCGCACTCATTGGGAGTACCAAACCTTGTGAATAAATGGCGTTGCCATCCTCATCCTTGAATTTTTGTGTTTTGATGCGGTAGTTGTATTTTTTTAGGAACTCCCATCTTTCCGTTTGTGGAAAAACCGAATCGGGTTCACAAAATACACATGGACTACCCGGCTTAAAATTGTCAGCCTTGCTTACCATACAGGTCCAACCGTCGACAACGGCCATTTCAACACGATCCTTACCTTTAATTGGGTAGGTTGAACTAATTGTTCTTATACTTGCCAATTTTCTCATATTATAAATAATTTTTTATTAATATATTCCTATTGAATTGAAAATTTAATATTATTTTGATTTTATGACGAATTTTTTTATCCACCCCATACAGTCCCGGTTTTTGTTTTTATATAACATTATCAAGGCCGCGCGATATGGATTTTCATTTACCGCCATGGCGAAATCCTTTATCGTTGGAAGATCCTTATATTGTGCATAAATATCATATATCACCTTCCGGGTTGCCTCATATTGGTCATCCCAGCGGGCAAACAATCCTTTAACATATGTCGCCATTTCCTCGTCCCACTTATATTCGGCGGCAAGTTTATCATAATCTCCGCCGGCATTTTCAAGCCAATCCATCCGTGCATCGTTGATGGTATATTGGAACTTTGAACGGAATTTTTCAAGGTAGTTTTCGAATTTGATTTTCATACGTGCCCCATTCTCCGCACGGATAACAAATCCCTCCGCATTATCGATATCAAGACCTTTTAATGCCGATATATTTTTATCCAGGTGTTGAATTATGACGTGTTTAAAATCCATTAATGAAAATATATCATCATCATTAATCTCCTCAAAAAATTCATCCCGGCCTGTTTCGTTATCGATTCGACATATAAATACAAGTTGTGTTTCGTTACCATAGTTTACCACCTTACGGTCCTCCGGTGATATATATTCAAACATATATGTATATTTCCGGGTGTTCAGGTTGGAAACGGTGGTGAGAAATAGTTTATTTGAATTTAAGGCCTGCCCGGAATCAAACGATCCCAATGTACGGAAGAATTTTTCACCGTCATATTCCGACAATAACATACAGGTACCATCAAACTTCTCGGTAATGGCGTTGGCGTGTGCCATAATATAATCGGCCTCGTTTTCCGGTAATTCCTCCACGTTGAAGAATTTTTTCAAACAACCGCTGACAATTTTACCTTTGTCGTCGATTACAATACCACGCAGGTATGGCAATAATGTATAAGGATAATTATGGGATTCAGGTCCTTTCAGCCATCCATCATACATTGCCTCCGCGGTGTATTTGATGACACTTATTGGATATACCGGGTGACGGCGAATACTTATTAATCCTTCGTCACGAAGTTTATTCAATGCATCCCATATATTTTCCACAGTCCCGTACATTTTAATCAATCGTTGTATAAATTATTAATCCTTCACCTTTTTTAAATACAATACCGGTTATTTTTTCACCGGGTCTTACCTCATCGCCGATGCCCAACATAGGACCGCCGGATGGATCGAATGCCTCGATGGATTTATTATCGTCACCCAAAATGAAACGCATTGTATCCCCGGCGTTTTTATCACCTTCGAATTTATATGCGCCTTTGGTGATGGCATCACCTTTCCATTCCTGTAACGGGACAAGATAATTCTTATCCCCGTATCGATTTGGTAGTAATATTGGTTTAATTTTTTTAGCCATTAGTTTTCCTTTGTTAAATTGTGATACATTCCATCAGGCAGATAACAAATCTCCCCGTGTTCATCAACGACAATATATGTCGATTTTATTTTAACATCGCCCAGGATATTTCCATCGGTATCAACCACACACGTTGCCTTTTTTGCCTCGTACGGTTCCTTGAATGCATCCGGATTAAGTATGGGTTGTACGTTCTCGTCGGGTATATGTTTACAAAACTTTTCCTCAAACTCATCCCATACACCTTCATTCGAGCAGGTTTGATTCCAGGCCATACCGATACCAACATAATGGTCGAAATAATCCTCGTCGGAGTTTGTGTATGAGGTGTCAAGGAATCCATCGGCGGTAAGAATGTTATTACCGGCCGTGTCGTTGATTTCAAATACGTAGATGCCGCTTTTTATAAAATCCACGGCGATGCCCACAATGTTTTTGGCAATTTGATCCATAATTATTTATATTTTAACAAAAAATCCAACTCATTACATACATAAAGAATCCGGCTCCAACGAAACATACCGTTGACATTACATATTCGACACGTTCGTTCCTGTCCATTGATTTCCAAATTTCAACCATCGTTTTCATATTTACCTCCTTTTAATTTACATATTAATATATAAAAAAACCCCGGGAAATTTAATTCCGAAGGTCATTATTTGATATTATCCTTGTATTATCTATCCAGGGTGAAAAATAACAGTATCCTTCCGCAGAATGTGGTATAGTCATATTCCTCCCCAAACCCCCAAGGATGATTTGAACCTATTTCCCGGCAATTGTCGATATCGCCGGCGCGCACACACGCACAAATTATGAATGCCACCAATGTTATAAAGTTTAATATAGGACATATTGATGTCAACACAATCATAAGGAACTTTAATACACTCATTCTATGTGTTGCATTCAGGTGTAGGAACCAACATAGGAAATTAAGAATCCCCGGTATTACTATTGCAAAAATATTCATATGTATTGTTGATTAATGAGGTGGGTAAATACCCACCTCGATGTGTTATATAATATTATTTAAAATTCATCATAATCGACCCATTTTGTCCGGCCTGATAGTGGGGTAATTTTCCATCCCACTTTTCTATCCAGTCCTCCTGTACTATCATAGGGGATAGGGACGCCGATATTGTCCGGTTGTAGTACGCCTCCGCATCGGCCTTAATTTTCATCGCACGCGCATCACCTTCAGCCCTTGCGATTTTTATTTTTGCATTGGCCTCCGCTTCTTTTACCTCATTTTCAGCCTTCAATGCCGATTGTATTGCCGCATTTTTCTCCTCGATCATCTTCGATAGGGACTCGGGCGGATCAATTTGTGAGGTAAATTCCGTAACGATAAATCCTTCTTTTGCAAGGGATGAATCAAGCATAATACGAACCTCACCTTCAAAACGTGCCCGGTTGGACATCAACGAGTCGGATGAATATCTATTGGCGGTAATACGGTACGCATCCTTTATGACCGTACGCATAAATCCGTCCTCAATGTCCTGTAGATTTACACGGTATTTCTTAAATATATCAACCGCCTTGGATTTATCCAACTGATATGCAATGTTCGGGTCCATTTTAAATACGGCCGCATCCTTGGACGTTACATCGAATGATTCATAGTCCTTTCGTTGGACAAACACCGGATACTTATAAACACTTGTCGTGAAAGGGTTGTAAACGTTCCACCCACTACAAGGGGTTGCCACAAGTTCGCCCTGTTCGTCAACACTGAATTTTTTGAATTTGATTCCCACCTCACCGGAATCCACTGCGGCACAACTTGCCATCATAACCACCACGCTCATAAGGAGCACCATTTTTTGAAAAATTTTCTTCATATTTATTGATTTTTAAATGTTTATAAATTGTTTTGATTTTATATTCGGGTTTTTATGCGAAATAATATGTATATGTTACCGGTTTGGCAAGACCCATTCGGATCAATTCACCGTCGTCGATATGATGCGAAAGATAAAACATGTGGCGTTCCCGGGCCGTTTTTAATCCTTCCAATTCCTTACGCTCCATCTCCGTTAGGTCCGACGTGGGGCGCAATAGGAGTTTAAAATAGGCGATATTTAATTTATCCCCATCACCGAATAAATCCACCCATGCATCCAATTCCTGTGGAAAATCAGTATTATTAAAATGAGGTACAACCTCAATATTCCCAATGCGACCGGATATTGTACCATCAAATTCCAACCAGGTGGCAAACGGGAGCCGCATGGAAACTTCCCTGACCAATATATTTTTTAATTTCGCATCCATTATGGTTTTATCCTATATGTTTGTTATGTATTAATATATATAAGTTTCGGGGGAAATTAAATGAGGTCTGAAATTTTTTATTGAACATACCTCCTTATATGTCGCCTCGATATCATCGCATTCAATCTTATGGGTTTCACCATCATCGTGGATTAATATGATGGAATTGCCTACCTGTGTTATTGCCACGATGGAATCCTTATGGGTTTCCAAATATTTTTTATCCTCCGGGGTCATCATTGTTGATATTTTTTTAATATTCTAAATTAATAATATATTTATCGACGGCCTTTTCGGCGTGCCTTACGTTTTTTTGTACGTGCCTTTTGGTATTGTTTATGTGTATATTTTGGCTCCTGCGGGCCGCGGTTTTTACCTGGCCGATGATCGGTATAGATGGGTGTGAGTGGAGCCGTTTTTGTGAGATGTGTGGTATCCACAATAATAGGGGCCATAATAACAGGGGCGTCCGGTACGGTAGGTGTTACCTCGGCCTTATTACCATCGTCCAAAATTACCTCCACCGGCTTCCCGGTTACCTTGCATAAATCACCTTCCAATGTTTGTAAAAAATCCGTTTTTTCCATATATAAAAATTTTAAAAATCACAACCAATGAGGAACCTTCCAATTGTTAATCGAGGTTTGCCGCCAACCATTTATGACGGTACTTTCATACGACCCCCAACCCGGACTCGAACCGGGATTATAACATTGGTTATGATTTATAGTTTAGGTTCAAATATATACATCCACTTATCGTTGCCGGATGGCATCAATGACGCATACCCATTCGTATCGACATCGATTACGTAGTAATCCCATCCATTCCATTCGGGATCCAATGATGCCACGATGATTTTCTTGCCGTTATCCGGTTTTTCGTCGGCATTATGCCAGCCGTTTTTTGCCGACATATCGTGGCAGGCCTCGTCATATCCATTTTGCCATACGGTATAAAGTGCATCCTTTACCGAATTAAATTGCCGCTCCATTTTATCAACCATAATATTATTCTTTTATTGTTCTACAACCTGTATGAAATTCCGTTACGGTACGCGCGTGGAAAACCTCAGGGGTTTCCTGACCCTGATGATATTTGGAATATACCTCCCAACCGACGTAGTAACGTATTTGATCATCAAATGTGGTATCGGCAAATTTATCCCATGGATCCACCATTATTATCAACTCATCGTGTTCGTCGAAGAGTTCAAGCCAACCGGCATTATCCACCACCGATTTAACCCATATGGATCTCACCTCGCCGGTTTGATGGATTTCAAGGATAAGGTATGTATGATCACAATTATAAAATGTCCTCATATTATACCAAAATTAAACCTATACCTATTCCCACATACAACCCAAACAGGATGGCATATAATACCAATTTTATTAGGTTGATTTTTAGAACCTGGTGTTTTATTCTCATTTCCGGCTGGAATGACGTCGGTTGTATGTCCCGGAATAGTTCCACCGCCGAAAAAATGGCGCAAAGCATCAATCCAAGAAAAAGTGTTGCTAAAATTAAGGCCATCGTTGTTGTCATTTCAATTTATTTTTATCGATTAAAACCAATGAATTTGCCGTTTGAGGCTGGATGAAAATCACCTTATCGGTACACTCGATTATGTGGATTCCATCCGCCTGTTCCTTTATGAGGTAGAGGGTGTCGTTACTTTCAATATAAAAACCCTCCACCTCGATGTCGTCATTATGTCTAATTTTTACCTTCATATGTTTCTATGCATTTTGGCCATCGTTTCGTCGTGGATGTAATCCTTTTCCAACTCGGATGCCAGTGTTGTAAGATATCCCCTCATGGCGGCGACAACCTGTGCCGGTGT